CAATGGGTCGCCATAACCTCACAACGGAGGGTGCCTATGGTTTCGTGGGTGCAAGCTGGTGAGTTTAGCGAGGCAGTTGACCCGTACCCTGTTGGCATTGGCGATGAGGACGAGGTGGTGTACGCTCCCGTGCCGGTGAGCAAGTCCGCCTTCGCCCTGGCCGTCCAAGGCGACAGCATGTATCCCCGGTACTGGGAGGGAGACACCATCATCGTGGACCCGGAGGTCCGGTGCGAGTCGGGCGATCCGGTCATCGTGAAGGTGAACGACGAGGTGGTGTTCAAAGTCCTCCACCGTGAGGAGGGCCGGATCAGGCTCTCCTCCATCAACACGAAATACGGCTCGATCATCTATGACGAGGAGGGCGGGGCCGACGTTCGCGTGGTCGGTAAGGTCGTCGCCCACCTCGGGAAGGGTTGATCATGAAACGCTTACTCCTGGCGCTTTTGCTGGTGGCCCTTGCGGGGCCGTCCCTGGCCGACACGCTCAAAATCTCCGCAAAGGAGCTTCACGCCTTCTATGAGGCGAACGAGATCAAGGCGGACTCCATGCTCAAGGACAAGTGGTTCTTCGTGCATGGCCAGGTGGCCGAGGTCGATCAGTTCATGGGGGCTCCCGTGGTGTACCTGTACGTGGACGACATGACGGTCCACAACGTCCGATGCATGTTCGAGAAGTCCGCTCGCGCCCAAGTGGCCGACCTGGTCAAGGGCCAGCTCATCACGGTCAAGGGCACCTGCCATGGGATGACCCTCACAGCCGTCACTATGGTGGACTGCGAGCTGCAATAACCCCACCCCACGCCCTGGCCGCCGCTCGGCGGTCTTTTTTTGCCTTCCTGAAATACGATGTGTATTTTTCCCTTGACTCCCCGAATTACATAGCGTAGTATACCCAACATCAGCTCCCCCGCTCGCACAGACGACGGCCCAACCCAAGCACCTCGCGCACTCTGAGCGGAGGTCACGGGAAGGGGGAGGGGGCGAAATTCGAAGAGGGGAGGTGAGGCATGATAGAAACCGCAACCATAGTAGACCTCAAGCAAGACCTCGAATCCCTCGAAGGCATCATCCGCGTGAATCTGAAAGCCTTCTATGAGGTAGGCCGTGCCCTTCTAGAGATCCGGGACCGCAAGCTGTACTGCGACGTGAAGGGCTACGCCACGTTCGAGGAGTACTGTCGGGCGGAGTGGGATTTCACAGGAAGGTATGCTCGCAACCTTATGGCAAGCACACGGGTTATAGAAAACATAGGAAGCGGAACAATTGTTCCGCTTACCGAATCCCAAGCCCGCCCGCTCGCCAAACTCCAACCGGACCAACAGCGCGAAGTATGGCAGCAAGCCGTGGAGACCGCCCCGGAGGGGAAGGTGACGGCACGGCATGTGGCGAAGGTGGTCTCTGAGGTGACGCGCGACGACATCCAAAAGAAGGTTGCCAGGGTTGAGAAGGCAACGCATCAGGTGACTGTCAGTCCCGAGTTTGAGAAAGCCTACCGGGATTTCTACCGAGAGGTGCAGAATGCCAAGTTAGAGGGCTGGAAGGACACAGACAAAGACAAGGCTTTGCAGTTAGTAAAATACATCGTTGATCTAATCACTTTATAGAGAGGAGGACAAGATGAGCCATTTTGATCTACGGAAAAACTTAATTGAAAGAAGAAACATTGAATTGGACCCGGATTGGGCCGAGCATTATTTGAAATACAATACATATGAACACCAAAGGCCAGTACGCGAAGCCCATGTTAATGAGCTTGCAGACAAAATGAAAGACGGGCGATTTCGTTTTGGTGATATTGCGTTTGGCCTATATAACAACAAGCCCGTTATGGTAAATGGCCAACACCAAAGCCATGCGGTTATTAAATCAGGGGAAACGGTGCCTTGCGTTTTGGAAAAGTACCGATGCTCATCAAAAATGGACTTGGCCGACCTGTTTAGGCAGTTTGAGCTACTGCCAAGAAGTTTAAGGGATATGGTTAAAGCCAAGGCCGGGGGTCTCGGCCTTATTTGGCCCGCCTACGTTGCAAATTTAGTCGTGGCGGCCGCAACAATTGAGTACGGATTTCAAGCCTCCAGGAATCCCATGCAAACGAAGGCATCTAGCATGCCAGGTATATCATCCAAGCACTCCGGCAAATACGCATTAACCAAAGAGCAACGAGTGGAGTTGCTCGAAAAATACATAAAAGAGGGCGATTTTTTGTATAGGCTTCTCTGTATTAAGGATGGTGAGACATTTTCGAATAAAGGGGCATACCGCCACATACAAAGGGCACCTGTCGCTTATGTCATGTTTTTAACAATGCGGAAGGATGAAAGGGACGCTTTTTGCTTTTGGGAGCGAGTCAGGGACGGCGAGCAATTAACACGAGAAATGCCCGAGATGAAGCTAAGAGAGTTTCTAATGTCAGTAAATAGCCACGCAACCCCCTACTCCTATCGTACAGTAAAGCCACACGAGTATATCTATAAGTGCATTCTGGCGTGGAATAGTTATCGGGCAAGCGTCCCAACAAAGCTGAGTTATAGTCCGGCCAGAAAACTGCTTGCCGTCAAATAACGGCACCACCCGGACCCCCGGTCCGGTAAACGCGAAAAGGCAGCAACGTCAACCAGGGCCAACACCAGGGAAAGGGTCTCCTCGAACGGTTGCCCCTGCCCCTCACGGCCCGGGGGCGGGGGTTTTGAAAGGAGGGAGTCATGATCCGCACCAAACTGGCCCGAAAGGCCCTGACAAAGAAGGAGCAACAGCACCTCACCGAAATGGGCGTTCATTCTATGGAGGGTTTCAAGCGCACCAGGGAAGCCCAAATCAAGATGAAAGCAGAAGAGCCGCGAGTCGAGCCCTGCTTTGAATGCCGGTCCATCGCCGCCAAGTTGGGGATGGAGTAAGGAGGGAGCCATGACCGACAACGAGTTCCGCGTCCTGTGCAACACCATCGAGTACCACATGGCCCGCCTACGGCAGCTCCAGGCGATCCACCGCCGGGAGACGGGCCGGGACTACGTTCCGCCCTGCCGGGTGGACGAATCATGGGTCCGGGTCCAGGAGCAGCTGGACCGGGATGAGGCCCGCAACCGGGATGCCGTGGCCGCTCACGAGGCCAGCATCGACATCCGGGCGGATGGAGGGGGTGTGAGATGAAAATTGTTTCCCGCGGCATCCTGCACGACAAACCCCGGCTGTACCGTGAGTATGCGTGGCTCACACTTGAGCCGGGAGACTTGATTCAAAAAGTCGGAACCGACCAGCAGTACCTCATCAAAAATGACCACCGCACCGTTGAGGCGATTCGTCCGGTTTACAAAAACGGAAAACCCCGAGACCCGTGGTCGTTCAGGTACGGAACCTATTTTTACACCGCCAACGGAGAAGCATCATGATCCACCACCTGATCAGTCAATGGACACAGGAAGAGGCCGAGGAGCGCCGCCGCCGACTCTGGAGCATGGCCGGTTGGCTTCTCTTCGTCGGCTTCATCGGGCTTTGTTTTGGCTACGCCTGGGGCCGGTATCATGGGGGGTTGGGATGAGCACTTACAACCAAATGAAGGCCGACGCCCAGCACGACGCCACTCCCTACTGCTATTGCCCGGAATGCGGGGAGCAGGGTGTGGCCGTGTGGGAAGACTGCTCGTTTGATCATGCGTTCGGGACGGAGCACGACGGGCAATGGGTGAGCGCGTGCTGTGAGGCGAAGGTCGAGGAGGTTTGGTGATGATCGAACTCAAGCCCATTCCGGCCCCCATGCCGCCCGAGCTGGAGGGCTGGTATCAGATGTCGAACGAGGTCTACCACCGGGAGGCCCCGGGGCTCTCCTGCTCCGGGCTCAAGCACATGGCGAAATCACCGGCCCATTTCCAGTGCCGGGAGGAGTACCAGGAGACCCCCGCCATGGTCTTCGGCTCAGCGGTCCACTGCGCGGTTCTGGAGCCGGATGTCTACGCCGAGGCCTACGAGGTCCACCCGGACGGCACCCGGTTCACGGCGAAGCTCAAGGGCGAATGCGCAGCACAGGGCCTCACCCCGATCAAGCAGGGCGACCACGACCGAATCCGGCGCATTGCCGATGCCGTGCGGTCCCACCCCGACGCCCGGGCGCTCCTCTCCGATGGCCTGGCCGAGGCCTCCGGTTTCTGGAAAGACCCCGCCACGGGCGTTCAGTGCAAACTCCGGGCCGACTGGATCAACCCCGGCCTCCGGGCCGTGGTGGACCTCAAGACCGCCGGGAACCCCTTCGGCGCGAAGAACGGATCCCCGGCCTGCCCATCGGCATGGCAGAACACGGTCGCCCGGTCGAACGGGCATTGGCAGCCCGCATGGTATCTCACCGGGGCCTCGATCATCACCGGGGAGCGGTGGGCCGACTTCGCCTGGATCGTGGTCGAACCGGACCCGCCCTTCGTGGTGGGGGTGTACCAGGCGTCGAAGAACCTGGTCTACCAGGCCGCCGAGGAAATCAAGCCCGTGGTTGCGCGGTACGCCGAATGCCTCCGCTCCGACGAGTGGCCGGTGCCGCGGTACGGGCTGGAGGAAATGAGTTTGCCCGAGTGGCGGGTGAGGGAGTTTGAACTTCATGAGGGATGACATGCAGATCATGGACCTGTTCGACTTGCGGGCTGCGGCGGGGAAGAAGAAAGCGGTTGTCGTTCCAGATCACCCCGCTTGGAGGAAGCCGCACCCGGCATCGTGGCTGTTGAACCTCCCAGGGGCAATGCTGGTGCGCCTCCTGGAGTGCGGGATGTTCGTTTACCAGAAAAAGAGGAGGAGGAAGCCGTGAAGATCATCGAGATGAGGGCCGAGAACATCAAGCGCCTGTCTGCCGTGGAGATCCGGCCGGACGGGAACATGGTGGTGATCGGAGGAAAGAACGGGGCCGGGAAGTCATCCGTCCTGGACGCCATCATGTACGCCCTGGGCGGCACCCGCGCGGTTTGTGACGTACCGGTCCACCAGGGGGAACGCAAAGCCAAGGTCGAACTGGACCTCGGAGACCTGGCCGTGGTCCGCACCTTCACGGCGAAGGGCGGGGGCACGCTCACGGTCAAGAACAAGGACGGCGTGCAGAAGTCCCCCCAGGCCATTTTGGACAGGCTGGTGGGGCGGCTCTCGTTCGACCCCCTGGCCTTCGCCAAAATGCGGCCGGCCGATCAGCGGGATGCCCTCAAGGGCCTCGTCGGCCTGGATTTCTCCAGCGAGGATGCCGAACGGAAGCGGCTCTATGAGGAGCGGACCCAGGTGAACCGCGAGGTGAAGAGCCTGGAGGCGCAGCTGGAGGCCGCGCCCCGGCACCCCCAGGTCCCGGGCGAGGAGGTGAAGGTCTCGGAGTTGAGCGCCGAGCTGGACCGCCGCCGCGAGAACAACCGCTCCATCGAGGAGAAGCGCGACAAGGTTCAGCGGGCCACCAGCGCCATTGAGCGGATCGACGCGGAGATCCGCAGGCTCACGGCCCAAAAGGAGGAGTTGACTGGCACCCGGAAACGCATCGAGGCCGAACTGGAGGGCATGGAGGAGCAGGACCAAGGGGAGATCATCCAGCAGATCCAGAACGCCGAGGAGACCAACGCCAAAGTCCGGGCGAACCGGCGGCGGCAGGAGTTGAGCGAGGAGCTGGAGAAGAAGGACGCCGAAGCGGAAAACCTCACGGAGCAGATCGAGGGGATCGACAAGGCGAAGGCGCGGGCCATGGCCGAGGCCAAGTTCCCGGTCGAGGGCTTGGCCTTCGACACCGACGGCGTTCTGCTCAACGGGCTCCCCTTCTCCCAGGCGTCCCAGGCCGAGCAGTTGCGCGTGTCGGTCGCCATGGGTTTGGCAATGAACCCGGAGCTGCGAATCCTCCTGATCCGGGACGGTAGCCTCCTGGACGGGGACAGCCTTCAGATGGTCGCGGACATGGCGACGGGGCAGGATGCCCAGGTGTGGATCGAGCGCGTTGGGGAAGGGGCCGAGGTTTCGGTGATCATCGAGGACGGAAGCATCAAAACCAAAGAATAACGGAGGGGGAACGATATGGCAGAGGCAGCGCAGAATTTAAGTCTGGCCCACCGGCAGCACGACACCTGGGCCCTTGCCGACATCGAGCAAGAACGGGCCATCATGGAGGTCCAAGGGGCCATGGTGATCGCCAAGCGATTCCCCCGGGACCAGAAGCAGGCCCTGGACCGTATCCTGAACGCCTGCACCCGGCAGACCCTGGCCGAGGTCGCGCTCTACGAGTACAGCCGGGGCGGAACGCAGATCACCGGGCCGAGCATTCGCCTGGCCGAGGCCATCGCGCAGAACTGGGGGAACCTCCAGTTCGGGCTCCGCGAGGTCGAGCAACGGCAGGGCTCCAGCGTGGTCGAGGCTTTCGCCTGGGACATCGAGACGAACACCCGGCAGGTGAAGGTCTTCCAGGTCGCGCACAAGCGGCACACCCGGAAGGGGACCTACATGCTGGAGGACCCCCGGGACATCTACGAGATGGTGGCGAACCAGGGGGCGCGGCGGCTCCGGGCCTGCATCCTGGGGGTGATCCCCGGGGACATCGTGGAGGCTGCGGTGAAGCAATGCGAGACAACGCTCCGCACCCAGGAGGAGGTCACACCCGAGAAGATCAAGGCCATGACCGAGGCTTTCCAGGCTTTCGGTGTCACCAAGGAGCAGATCGAGAAGCGGATTCAGCGGCGGATGGACGCCATCACGCCGGCGCTCATGGTCAACCTGCGGAAAATTTACAACTCCCTCAAGGACGGCATGAGTGGCCCCGAGGACTGGTTCGAGGTCGATGAGAAAAAGGAGGAAAAGCCCGAGCCCGGGAGCCTCAAGGACCGGCTGAACCAGGCCAAGAACCAGCAGGAGGACCCCTTCCCCGGCGTCGACAAGCCGTTCGAGGAGTCAACCCCACCCGAGGCTCCCACCGAGCCCCAGGAAGCGCAGGAGAAGGCGCAGGGGCTCGAATCCGTGCCCTTCCGCGAGGAATGGATCAACCTCCGGGCGGCCGGCTACTCCACCTACGTCTTCAAGAACCTGGAGCGGTTCAAGGCCGCGGACCCCAAGGACCAGGCCGAGGGCCGCGAGAAGTGGCTGAAGCTCTACGGCGAGACGGGCGACCCCTGGCCGCTGGACCCGAAGCCGGAGGAGCCGGCGCCCCCCGCCGAAGACCTCAGCGACGAGACCCTCCTCGACTGCCCGGAGCGCGAAGACTCGCGCATGATAGCGAGGTTCTGCGAGGAGTGTCGCACGAAGGACCGTTGCCCGAGCTATCTCGACTACAAGGGGCTGCCGATGCCGCAGGACGAGGACGACGACATCCCCACGTAACTCCGGCACACCTCCAACCGGTACTCGGCCCGGGCCCCGTCCAGCCGGGGTGGGCGACCATGACGCCCTTCATGATGGGCGGGGCGAAGGCCGAGAAAGGAGGCGACATGAAAGAGCACCCCATCTTATTCAGCGACCCCATGGTGAGGGCCATTCTTGATGGCCGGAAGACGGTCACGCGGCGGGTGGTGAAGCCGCAGCCTAAACGTATCCATTGGCTTGGTGAAAACGGGGGTCGGACCTTTCTCGACTGTGAACGGTTATTCAGGAACCGGAAAGCGGAAGAATTAGGCCGAATTTATTGCCCCTGCGGCGCCCCCGGCGACCGGCTGTGGGTGAGAGAGGCGTGGCGCCCCTGTGGCGATGATGAAATGAGCGCGGAGGCCGTTCAAGCACTGCGCCCAAGCATTGCATACAGGGCTGACGAACCCTGGGATAAAGAAAGTAAGTGGCGACCCTCCATCCACATGCCGAAGTGGGCCTCCCGCATCACCCTGGAAGTCACCGACATCCGCGTGGAGAGGTTGCAGGAAATCGCGGAGGAGGAGGCGCTTGCCGAGGGCGTAGCGGAGTGGATGAAGACCGATGCGTTCAAGGGATTGGCCTACAACGACCCGCATCCCGGAGCGCGGGGAGTCTTCGCGCAGGGTTGGGATGCCTTGAATGCCAAGCGGGGCTACGGGTGGGACGTGGACCCCTGGGTTTGGATCGTTTCGTTTCGGCGTGAGACCCCCCAAGGAGGCCCCCATGCCTGACGACAACGAGGCGGCTGAGGCCGAGTGAAAGGAGGAGCCATGAAGCTCGGAGACAGAGTGCACTGGGAAAGCCAAAGCTCAGGATCGTGGACCCGGAAGGAAGGTGAGGTCGTCGCCATTGTTCCGGCGGGGGTCAAGCCCGACAACTGCATGCCCGCCGGGTTCAAGCGAAATACCATTGAATACGGTCTTCCACGGGACGAGGAAAGCTACCTGATTCGGGTTGATGGGAAGGGGCGACGGCTCTACTGGCCGAAGGTGGATAACCTTGTGCTTGACAGGGACTCGCACGATGAGCGCCCCGAGGCCGACTGATGCACCCCACCCCCGCATGAAAGGAGAGGGAGATGCTGAACCCTGATTTCTTGCGTCAAGTTTTGAACCGCCTTTGCTGGACCCCCACAGGCAGAAGCGGAGCCATGATGGAAACACCGCTGGACCCGTACAAATCCAGGCTCTCCGACAAGAACTGGAGGGCCCGCAAGAAGCGAAACAAAGCCGCCCGCGCCAGCAGGAAGAGGAACCGCTGAGATGACCGCTCCCGCCCCATGTGGTAGGATAGCCACCCTGGAGGAGCTTGCCGACTACCTCCGCACAAGCCCGTCCACATTGAGGAAGCGGTGGAGGGAACTGCCCCACTTCTTCGTGGGAAGGGGCCGGAACCTCAAGTCGGCACGGTTCGACGTGGAAGACGTTCTATCCTACCTCAAGGAGGCGCATCATGGGGATCAAGCGGTACAAGACAAGCCAAGGGTGGCGGTGGAAGAACAGCTTCAAGTTGGGCGGGGTCAAGCATCGACGGCAGGGGCTCAAGAGCCGCGCCGAGGCCGTGGAGTGGGAGCTGAAGGAGCGGGAGAGGCTTCAACGAATCGGACCCTCGTACAGCTTCGGGGCTATGGTCGATGAGTACCTGGATCATTGCCGCGCTCGGATGCGGCACAACACCGTCAGGCAGAAGCATCATGTTTATCAACTCTTCTTGGAACGCATCGGCGGGGACCGCCCGGTGGAGGAGGTCACACCGAGGATGATTTCGGGGCACGTCCAGAGCATCGCCATCCTGAATCCCAAGACGGCCAACCGTCACCTTCGGGATTTGAAGGCGGCGTACAACTGGGCGCTCCGGCAGGAGAGGATCGACGGCAGGAACCCGTGCAGGTCCATCGAGCCATATGCCGAAGACCCGCACCTGCCCTATGTCCCACCGACAGAAGACTACCGAGCCGTTCTTCTGGTTGCCTCAAGGGACGAGCAGGACTTCCTTGAAACCCTCTACCACACCGTCAGCCGACGCCGGGAGATCCTGCGGCTCACCTGGAACGATGTGGACTTTCAAGCGGGGTGGATCAGGACGTACACGCGAAAGCGGAAGGGCGGGGGCCTGGAGCCCATGGACAAGCCCATGTCTTCGGCTCTACGGAGGGCCTTGGAGGCCCGGAGGAAGCGTCAGGACAAGCGGGTGCAGAAGGTCTTCTCGTTTGAGCAGAAGGCCCTCGACCGGATGATGCCCCGGCTGTGCGCCAAGGCGCAGGTAAAGCCCTTCGGGTTCCATGCGCTTCGGCATTTGGCCGCGTCGAACCTCGTTCAGGCCGGAGTAGGGATGCAGGCGGCTCAGAAGCTCCTGGGCCACAAGAGGCTCACCACAACGGAAATCTATGTCCACACCTTGGACGATGCCTTGAGAGAGGCCGTGGAGGTGTTGGGGGGTCAACCTAGTGAAGAATTAACCCATAGCAAGCCAATAGGGAAAGGAGAAAGGAAATGAAGTCAGAGATCGTGTGTATCATTGACAGGTCTGGGAGTATGTCTTCAATTAAAACGGATGCGATTGGCGGTTTTAACACCTTCCTGGAAGAACAGAAAAAAATTCCTGGAGAGGCTACATTAACTTTCATCCAGTTTGATACAGAATACGAAGTCCTTCACGAAAACACTCCGCTGCAAAATGTGCCATCTCTCAACGAAGACACCTTCCAGCCCAGGGGAATGACGGCATTACTAGACGCCCTTGGGAAAACCATTGATTCGGTCGGTGAACGCCTCAAAGGAATGCCAGAAGAGAACCGACCCGATAAAGTTATTTTCGCCATTCTTACTGACGGGCAAGAAAACTCCAGTGGAAAGTATTCCTTATCTCAGGTCAAAGAAAAGATTGAGCATCAGCGCAATGTCTACAAATGGGAGTTTATTTTTCTTGCCGCCAACCAGGATGCCTTTGCGGAGGGCTTCAAGCTCGGCATCGACCCAAAGGACACTTTCAACTTTCAGTCAACCGGAAAAGGAACGAGAGCCGCATATCGCACTCTTTCCACATCGGTTGCCCAATATCGTTCTTGATTTAATTAAAAAAGCGGCGGGGGTGAGATTCGAACTCACGGTGCGCTTACACGCACAACAGATTAGCAATCTGCCCTCTTAAGCCACTCGAGCACCCCGCCATATCGGAAAACCCTATTTCTCCCAAGGGGCAAAATAGGGGGACAACGTGAATCCTTTCTGTGCCACACAAGCCCCTGGTTTCATTGTCGATCGCACGGAAAACAAGAGCTATATCAACTCGCTTAGCAGACGAGGAGAGGTTTTGAGAACCACCCTAAACCATTGGAATAATTCAACCCGGTTGTCCCCTTCTCGCCCCCTCTGACCGCTACTGACCTGTGCGGGGGGCAACGTGGGGGGCAAGGAGAGGAGGAGAGGGGATATGAAGGTAAAGGTGCTTGAAACAGACGAACGGCTTGGAATTAAAGCGGGTGAGGTTTATGAGGCTTGCCGGTATCGCTACGATCCCGAAAAAATGACCTTACTGAGGCGGGTGCCCGATGGGTACGACCCCGAATGCAACCAGTATATGCACGAGATCGCTTTTTGGGTTCAGGGCGAGTGGATGGTTGTCGGAGAGGGGTATCGGTATGTGCCGATGAACACCTAGCCCGCCCACGGGCAAGGAGGAGCAAATGGACGAAATGCTGGAGCAACTGAATGAAATCATGAAAGCCATGGCGGACAACGAGGAGCTTATGGGTAATATCTCTCGTTTTCTTATGCGGTTCATGGAGAGCCTTATGAAGCAAGGCTTTACCCGTGAGGAGGCGGTGAGCATTGTCACGAATTTCAAGGCAACAGGATCTTAAGAGAACACATAATTATGCGCTTATGCGCCGGGAGGAGCAAATGGATAGGATGAGGCGGAAGAAATGTCCAGGGTGCGGTGGAGTCACCGAACTGCACTTGCCGGTTCTGGCCGAGGCGCAACCAGAATGGGAGTTTTGCGACAAATGCAAGGCCGAGGTGTGCGAAATGGCTCAAGACATCGAAGACGCATCCCGTGAAGCCCGAGATTGGGTGCCGGGGGAAGAGTATCGCGCCCTCGCCGACCGGGTGCGGGAGTTGGAGAATCTTCTCCGTAGGGCAGTCGGCCCTCTGGATGATGCGGCAGACACCATGCCTCACGTTGAGGCGTTGCTTGAAGAGATTGAAAAGACCCTGGAAGGAGGGAAGCCGTGAGTGAAACGCCGACACTAAAGCTACTAGAATTGCTTGGCAACGCAGTATACAAAAGCGATTTCGCAAGGGCTGAAAGAGCCAAGGAGCTTACGGCCATGCTCCACGACCGCATCCGCACCCTGGAGCGGGAACGCGACAAGGCCATTGAGGAGCTTGGTAAGTGGTCACGGAAGGCGGGGAGGTTGGAAGCCCAACTAGCCGACCGGGAGGAGCGGCTGGAGAAATTGTCGGAAGCAGTCAATGAGGCCCCGCGCAACAAGACAGATATGCCTCCTGAGTTTCAAAGGTTGTGGGAATCATGTGTACGCCTTTCAAGTAAAGCTGAATTTAAGCACGTTTTCCGACACCTTGAACGACTAGAGGCCAAGTTGAAGGACCGGGAGGAGCGCCTGGAGAGGGTGCTGGGGCTTACCGATGAACTGGCGCTCGAAATGCAGAAAGACGAGCGCATTCAGCGGTTAACCAAATCAGAAGAGGAGCGCGGGCTTTACGCCGGCAAGTGGCAAGTCAAGGGCCGCGTGGTTTCTCGCCTCCGCTCCGTCGTCGAGCGGGAAGGGAGGGCAAAATGACACGAGTAACGGTCAGATGGTGGGACGGCTACCTTGAAGAGTTTGAATGTTCCGAGGTCCGCTTCGGGTCCGACCTCTTGTGGATGCGCCTAGCGGACGGGAAGAACCGACACGTCCCGACAAGGCATATTCGCTGGTATTCGCTGACGCCGGAGAGCCATGAGCGGGAAGGGAGGGAGTGAGGATGGGAGGCTACACAGTAATCCAATGCCCTAACTGTAAGCAGGTCATCTCCGAAGGCTACCCAGGCGACTCCATGCACGACACGCCTTGTGATTGCCCGTCACCGCTGGATGAGTGCCGCGCCGAACTGGAGCGGGTGAGGGACATGAGCGAGAGACGGAGGCAGGCACTCAACCAGCAAGCTCGCCTGAATCGAACCTGTGAGAGAGTCCGCAACAAAGCGTTTGCAGAGGTTGACGCCCTCCGCGCCCAGGTGGAGAGGGAATGGCAACCTATCGAGACAGCGCCGAAGGACGGAACCCTGATCGACGTTTGGTGTATCCCGCCGGAAGGCTCAGACTTTGAACCCATTAACTGGGGGATACGTCTCACGAATGTCTCCTGGGGAGAAGCAGACGAAAAGGTTGGTTGGCTCCGGATTTGCGATGACGGGCAGTGGGATTTCCTGGAAGACGGGCCGTGTGAAGGCGTGTGCGGCCTACCACCCTGGGTTCCCACCCATTGGATGCCGCTGCCAAGTGGGCCAGACGCCGCCCTGCGCGGGGAGGAGTGAAGCTATGGACAAAGCGTTACAGGTTAATTGTCCGGCTCCACCCAATCGGGCTTCTTCGCCTTCCGTCCCTCGGGGTAAATGATGCTCCCAAGGGCGATGGCCGCAGGGATAGCCGCAGCCTCCCACGGCATCTGGCCCGCCGCACACACACCAGCAAGGCCCACCAATTGCGCCAGGCCCGCTCTTGTCGAGCCCATCTGCCAAAATCGTTTAAACATGATCATCTCCTTGGATGAGGTTGACCGGAAACCCGTACTCCTCGAAATTCTCCCGCCGCCGGATCACTCGGTAGAGGAGCCGGAGCTCGTAGAGGTCCCGGCGACTGTACTCCCAATGGGGACCACCGAACATCTCCACCGCTTCCCGCATGATCCACGCCCGCTCGGGATCAGCGTTGTTTCGAATCAGGATGTCGTGGAAGATCAGGTCCCCCTCGTCCCGGGGTACTTGGTGGAACAGATATATACAGTCGTGCACCAGGGCCGCCGCCATCACCACCGGGTGGAAGGGCGTGTAGGTCCGCCGCCACCCGATGGAGGGGATACTCGCCCCATCGAACCGGAACGCCCCCGGCACCACGATCCGGTGCCCCCGGCTGATGATCGCGTAGTCCTCCAGGAGGCGGTACATGCCCTTGTGCGGAATCGGACGGAGCTCGGGCTGCGCGATCACGGGAACGGCACCCCCTTCTTCTCCAGGATGTAGGCCCACACGCCCAGGCACCAGAGGGTGGAAACGGCCAAGAACGAGGCCTCGAAGAGGAGGTGAACCAGGAGGATGACCTCCACCAGCGCGAGAGCGCCCAGTCCCAGGCCGATGGTGATATGGACGATGGATTGAAGCATCTCAGAGCCCCATGAGCGGTGTCGGATCCACCAGGGCCTCGGCCTGATACAGCTCCGTGTGGAGGTGGGGGAGCATCCCGCCCTCGGCGTAGCCGTCCCGGAGCGTCACGTCCTGGGCGTGCCCGATGATCTCGCCCTCGCGCACGCGCCGCCCCAGGAGGCCCTCCAGGGGCTCGACGTAGAGCACCCGGCACTCCCAGCAGCGGGCCTCCAGCACCACCAGGCGATAGTCCTCGCCGGCGTAGCACCAACCGATCCGGGAGACGGCCCCCGCCATGGGGGCCCGGACCGAATCTCCGGGCGTGCAGATCGTATCCAGCCCCCGGTGGGCGTAGCGCTTGGCGCCGTTCCTGCGCCAAGCCCCATAGGCCCCGTCGCCCATGCCGTCCGAGCGGATCTGGTAGGTGCCCGCCGGGTCCAGGAGGCGGATCTCCAGCCGAGCTTGGTCGATCAGCGCCTGGAGGCCGTCCATGGTGCCCTGGCAGCGGTGGAGCATTTTCCCGAGCGTGCTCTGCGCCTCGATGATCAGGCCCCTTTCACAGGAAAGGGCGTTTCTTACCTGGTGCGCGAGTTCCAGGCAGGCATCCGCCCTCTCGGCCCGTTCCAAGTCCTCGACGCTCACGCTATCCTCCGATCAGCGGTGCGAACAGCTTGGCCTCCAGCAGGATCGGGAGGAGCTTCGTCGCGCCGATCTCCAGAAATATGGCTACGGCTAGGATCACCAGGAGCTTGTCCCGCCTGTTCACCTTTTCCCGGTTGGCTTCCATGCTTTCGAGGTGGTTTCCGACGCGCTGAAGCTGTCGGGACGCTTCGGTGAGGAGCCCGAAAATCTCCCTGTCTTTTTGGTCGGCATCCATCATGCGCCATTCCTGGTAGTCCCTGACTTCCCGAAAGTGCCCGTTCAGTCCGCAAGGATCGTTGCTCATTTTTCTCTCTCCGATCTGGTGTCAATCCTTCACGTCCAACCTGAAATATCCCCACACGATGCCGTTCGTGTTCGCCGCGTCGTAGACGATCAACCGGGCCAGGTAGTTCGAGCCCGCCGTGATGCTCTCCCCGCCGAGGTCGATGGTGACTTTCCCCGTCGTCCCCGTGGTCCAGTCCCAGATGCTGGCATCGTCGTCCGAGTCGATTTCCGCGATGGAGTCCGGGTCCGCCGCCGTGCCGATCTGGAGGACCATCCTCGTCACGCTGGAGAGATCCTCGGCGGCCATGGAGCCGGAGGAATCACTTTTGAGCAGGAGGTCAATGGTGTTGTCGCGGGAGTTGTACACGGTCTCGGTGATCATGCTGGGCCTCCTCTATGTGGCCTCGATCCGGCGCTGGGTCGTGAGGCTCTCAATGGTACGCTGGACCGTCAGGCTTTCGATCTCGGTATCCACCACGTCCAGCGGAGCCGCCGCCGAGGCGCTCGGGCTGGAGCTCGGGCTCGGACTGCTCGACGGGCTCTCGCTCGGCGATGCCGAGGGCGTCCCGGATGGGCTTGCTGACGGCGATGCGCTCGGCGTTCCGGAAGGAGAAGCCGATGGTGTCCCGCTCGGCGAAGCACTCGGGCTCGCCGAGGGTGTGCCGCTTGCCGACGCACTCGGGGACTCGGACGGGCTCGCCGAAGGTGATGCACTCGGACTCGGGCTGCTGGACGGGCTGGCGGATGGCGTGCCGCTCGGACTCGCCGAAGGGCTCGCGCTTGGCGAGGCGCTGGGGCTCGCCGATGGCGTCCCTGAAGCCGACGATGACGGGCTCGCGCTGGGACTCTCGCTCGGACTGGCCGAGGGTGACGCAGACGGGCTCGCTGACGGGCTCGGGGAGCTGCTCGGTGAACTGCTGGGCGTCCCCGATGCCGAGGCCGATGGGCTTTCGCTCGGAGACGCCGATGGCGAAGCGGACGGGCTCTCGGAAGGTGTCCCCGATGGACTGGCGCTTGGGCTCTCGCTTCCCGCCGGACCAGAAGCGGACGGGCTGCTGGACGGGGAGGCGCTGGGACTCGCGCTGGGGGACTCTGACGGGGTGCCGGACGGCGATTCTGACGGAGTGCCGGACGCGCTCGCAGACGGTGACGCTGACGGTGAGGCCGATGGGGTGCCGCTCGGTGAGGCCGATGGACTCTCGCTGGGGCTGGCGCTCGGCGACGCAGAAGGCGACTCCGAAGGTGATTCACTCGGCGTCCCGCTCGGACTTGCGCTGGGCGAGGCGCTGGGGGAAGCACTCGGAGAGGGAGAACTTGACGGGGAAGAGGACGGCGTACCGCTCGCGCTCGCAGACGGGCTTTCGGACGGCGAGGCAGAAGGGGACTCCGAGGGAGTCCCGCTCGGGCTGCTGCTCGGCGTCCCGGAGGGGCTCGCACTCGGGCTTGCAGAAGGCGAAGCACTCGGAGACGCAGACGGCGATGCGCTGGGCGAGGAAGACGGGCTCGGGGAACTGGACGGGCTGGAGGAGGGCGTCCCCGATGGGCTGGAAGAGGGCGATTCAGAGGGAGAGGCCGACGGCGTCCCAGACGGAGAGCTGGACGGGGATTCGCTCGGTGATGCGCTGGGGCTGCTGCTCGGCGTGCTGGAGGGTGACGCGGAGGGGGAGGAGGTGCCACCCGCCGCCACATCATCCGGCACCAGCCCCGCGCTGATGTAATAGCTGTTGCTCGTCGCCCCGGAACTGTTGTCTATCGGGACGAGACCAGCGGATATGTAGTATTTGTTGGTGGCCACTATGGAATCTCCACCGCCTCACGGCGATAGGTTGCGTCAGACGTTAAGTTGTAATCATCGCTCGCCGGGTCCTCGAATCCCTCGTCCGTGTCGGTGCCATTTGTCGTAATGGTTGAAGAGCCATCATTCAGCACTTCGTCATAATACCCTGTGATTTCATTGGTGTCGTCGCCGTAGTAATAGAAGATTGGGATACGCTGTGCCGCATCTATCTCAACTCCATGCCCACCATTGGAGGCGGCGCGAGAGCAAAGGAGAGGGAACGAATCATTCAAAACATCATAGCCATCATCTGTGTTGTTATACGATGTGCAGTGAATATTGGAAAATACAGAGTCAAGCCCACCATACAAATAAAACCCATCACTCCCGTTGTCGTGTGCGATACACCCGATAAAGCCGGTATCATATCCCTTGAACCCATAGGTGCTGTTATTGTCAGCACGACAAAACGCGAGCAGGCAATATCTTGGGTCCTCCCAGCCGTTCCCGGCATTGTCGTAACTCCTGCAACGCAAAAATGTCGCGAATCGCATGTACCCAGCACCACAGTCGATTCCTGTGTGGCAATTATGGACAATGACGTTGATAAATCTGCAATTATTAGAGTACGCAGCCGCAGTTACGATTCCGTCATTGCCGCTCGCCTCATTCGTATTGTGGATCTCGAAGTTCTCAAGCCAAAAATGACCGCAGCCATTAAACTTCAAAATATCAAACGCCCCGTCATTGCCGTCCAAAACGGCACGGGTCGAGCCGCCGACATTGTTCCCGCTCGCGTCTACGCCGATGAACTTGCAATAACCGTCTGCCACGGTTCCAGCGTTCGTGCTGGTCAACTCCAAACCGGAGGAGAGCGTGTCGGTCCCCCGACAGTAGACGGTATCCCCCTCCCCTGGCGCGGTTGAGTTCGTCCCGGCAATGGCATCAGCCATGGTCTGCCAGGCGTTGGACCAATCGGAGCCATCGTTGTTGCCTGTCCCCAAATCAAAGTCGGCGTAGTAGTCTGTCATTGGATCGTATCCTCGTAGTGGTAGACAGTATCCACAAGTTGCCCATCAACGTAGATTTCGTCCTTGTCTGTCATGTGGCTGCACTCCGTGGCGCACTCGCTCAAGCCCCTCTCGACCCATCCTGGATGCACATGAGAGCACCGACTGACCTGTGTCCAGTTGCCACCGTTGATTGTCCAAGCGGGGTCTTTCTTGACGTTCGTCCAGTTGCCACCGTTGATGGTAAGTCTTTTGCCTTTGAGAATCACCGTGCCGGGAACAAGCTGACTGAAGTTCCCCGAATCAATCACGGCACCATCCTTAATGTCATCGCCGGGGTCTCGGAATGAATAATTCGCCATCAATCAACCTCCTCGAAATCAAAGAAGTTGTCCCTCAAATACTTGTAAATCTGCCACGCCAGCGTCATGATCGGGTCCTTGCCGGACTTGATCCACCGGACCCGCTTCTCCCGTGGCAACCTTGCCCACACCTCCTTGCGCTCGTCCATACGGGTCTTGAGCGCGTTGATGTAGGGTTGGATTTGGTCCTTGGCTGTTTCCTGGTTAGTCAAGTTTAATGTCGTCATATGCCCTCCACCCCGGCGGATCAAACCGCTCGATCAACCACTCTAGGGGCAAGTGCGCCCCCGGCCATTTGTCGTTCAGCCACAGATCCCGGCTGTACTTCCGGGCCTTGTCCACGTCGCGCTGGCTCATCCGGTACGGGAAAGAAGATCCGCCCCCGAACGCGCCCTTGAAATTTTCCGTGCGAAAAAGGTGAGCGAACCATGTTTTTCTCGACGTGATCATCTTCCCGCCGGAAAGCCACGTCTTGCACGCCAACTCCGTCCCGAACTGCCCCCATGAGCCGTGCGCTTCGTCCATTCCGCCCAACTCCCAGAACCGCTCCCGGCGCATGAGGAAACAGGCCCCGATGCAGGACATGGTTTCGACCAGCATCTCATCCGTTTTCTTGATCGCCTTGTCCCGCTCCTGCCAGTATTGAAAGTGGAGATCCTTGTCGAAACGCCAGCAGATGGTCAGCACGCCGCTCCGCCGCTTCCAGACCATCACCTGCTCGAACTCGGTCCCGCCGCACTTGCACGCCTCCGGGCGCTTTCCCTGGTAGAAGGTTCGCCCGCAGGCCCCGCATTTCCAGTTGAACGCGTGGAGGTTGTGCATCTGTGGGACCATGGTCCAACTCTCCCGGCAGTCCTCCATGAGGGCCACGTCAAAGCCCTGCGCCATGCGGCAATGGCCGTCGAGCTTCATAATGTACTCGGCCCTGCTGATCCGCGCCCCTTCGTTCGTGGCCGCCCGTTGGCCGATGCTCTCCGAATGATGCACCAGCGTCACCTTGGGGTGATCCTGGATCGGCGGGTCCGGCCAGTACCCGTCCGCAATAGCGATCACCTCGGTATCGGCCTCGGCGTGCTCCAGCACGTCCTCGATGGTACGCTGGAGGAACTGCTCGTTCCGGGCCGGTATGATAACGGAGAGATCGGTCATTTTCTGCTCAGCCTGTGGAACAGCCCAAAAGGGTTGAAATCCGCGTCCCCGCAATACTTGCCGTTCGGGAACATGTAGATGGGCGGCATGTACTCATGGCCCCGGTATTTCCCCGCCCGCATGGCGGCAAGCCACACGCTCTTGAACCCGCTGTCCTCGCCCTGGGGATACTTCCGGCCCACCAGGTCTTCGCGGTAGCCGCCCAATTCGAAAAACACATCCCGCCGCATACAGAACATATTGGCGTGCGGCGTGAGGCGCTTTTTGAGGCGGGAGGGCTGGAGGCCATACTGCAAAAGGATTGTAGGCGATGCCGTGAATTGCCCGCTCTCGTCAAGCACCCCAAAATGCCGCTTGAAGCCCATGCGGTCCGCGTCACATTCCCGAGCGGACAGGATGGTGTCCCGTGGCAGGATGTGATCCAGGTCGACCATCAAAAGCAGAACCCCTTGCGCTTCCCGTGCGCCCAGGTTCCGCGCCAGGGCCCACGTCCACGGGCGGGTGTCGTGGGTCTGAAGGATGCGGAGGTTTTTCACGCCCACGGTGTCCTCGATGGGCGGGTCCGAGCCGTCGTCCACCAAGATGATCTCCACGTCGTCCGGGAGATCCATGCGTCCCCACCAAAGGAGCTGCCGCCGCACCACCTCGTGGCTGTTCAAAGCGGGGATGATGATCGAAAGCCTCATTCGCCGAACTCGTATCCGAGCGCGTCGATCTCGGTGCGGTAAATCTCGCGCACGATCTCGATGGAGCGCACGTCATAATAAGCGGTGTATTCCCGGTGCTTGCTCGCGTTGATGTGCGGCAGCTCCTTCTCTTCATGGAGCCACCCGGCGATGTAGGCCCAGTCCACGCGCAGGTGCTCGTATCGCCCGATGAACATTTGGGGGATGATTTTGCCGTTCCACATGAAGGTGGGCGCTTGCGGTCGAAAGTGCCGGTCCACGTTGTCGTATCCCTGGACAAGCTCGCGCTTCACAAACTCCTTGAACTGGAGCTTCTTCGGGAGCGTTCCGCGCTGCTGGAGGAAAAAGAAGGCGCTCACCACGCGGTCCCAGGGGTTCCGAACGAAGGTGAAAAGGAGCACGCGGTTGCGCTCCAGCCGTGGCACCACCACCTGCTCCCACACGCGCCGCCAGTTGCGGACGCCCCGGCGGTGGTACACCTGCCGATAGTCCAGGATGCCGAGCATCATGGACTTTTGGGCTGTTTTGGCGTTTCCGAAACAGGCCCACCGGCCCGCAGCGTCTACCGCAGGCAGGAGCGAGCCGAGATACTCGATCAGCTTGGGATCCATCATGCCTTCTCCGCTCCCCGTTCCCAAAATGCCGTGGGCTCATAGTCCCGCGTCACGTACCACGGCTCGATTCGATGGCAGTGGGTGTAGGCGTCAACCGCTTTCATCACGCCGCCGAGGCGCATGGTGCAGTAGTCGTGGATGAGCACCAGTCCGCCCTTTCGCACCTTGGGCACCCACCGGATGATGTCCATGCACGCCGGGTCGAAGTCATGGTCGCCGTCGATGTTCACGAAATCCAGAGAGCCGCCCTCGAAGCGGTCCACCGCGTCCATGCTGGACATGCGGAGGACCTGCACCCGCTCTCCGTAGGGGGAAAGGTTTTTCACCGCATCCCTCCACCGCTTGTCCTGGTCCGCTTGCGAGACTTTGCCGTAAGCTCTCCACGGGTCGATGCACGCCAAATGCAGATCCGGCATGGCATCGAGCCAGATGCGCGACGACTGGCCGTACTTGATCCCGATCTCCGCAGCCACCTTGTAGCCCCTGGAGGCCATGAATCTCGCCAAATCCTTCCGGCCCCGGTTCCGGCCACTTCGAGGGGTTGCCAGAATCGGAAGGTTGTCCGGTCCCTGGTTGAAGCGAAAAAACTCGCGCAACTCATCCTGCATTGAAGTGCCTCACGATGTTCTTTGCCTTACCCCAATAGGGAATGTCCCAAGCCTTCATCTCGCCCCTGATTCTCTTCATGCCGGGACGGCCCAGGTACGTGGGAGACAGCCCCCGGTCATGACACAGGTTCACGATGGGTACCTTTGACCAGAACTCCACGGCCTTCCTGGGTGTCACGCCGAGCCTTTTCTCCATCCTGCCGATCTCTCCATGAACCTCAGAGCCGTTGGGGTGCTTCTCCATGCGCTCCGAAAGCGCCTCCACCACCAGGGCCGTGGGGCCGATCATGGCAAAGTTCCCGCGTCGGCGGATCATGCCGAAGACCGGCCTGCGGTCCCAACTGAAGACCGACCACCGGGCCCGGTTGTAGGCCACGGCGTCGGCGGGAGGCCGGAAGTCGCTGAAGTGCCGATCCGAGTAAAGCGTATCGTCCTCGGTTACGGCCACGAACTCGGTCTCGGCCATCCGCGCCGCCCGGAGCATCTGCCGGTAGACGTTCCAGCCGGATTTCTCCTCCGTCTGGATGAGGTTCGTGCCGAGCGCCATGGGCTCGCGAGAGACAGAGATCACGGGCCGGTCCCCGATGGCCTTGAGCAGATGGGTCATCTGAAACGCCGCCCAGGATGGCGGGAGGTCGTTGCATGTAAGGAATATGATGGTGAGGTCGGTCATCGATAAAAGCTCGCGTCCAGACTGATGGTCAGCAGCGTGTTCGCGCTGTATCCCTTGGCCGTGTAGTAAGCCTCGATCAGGTCCTCGACGGCCGTCTCCAGGGCGCTCGAAACCGTCGCGGCCGTGGGATCCGCGCTCTTCCCGTCGTTGTCCGGGTACATGTCCGCAGCGGCCTGAATGAACAGGTGATGATCGTCCGTGATCCAGGCCCCACCGGAGTAGGATTCGGTCAGCGCCTGGTACACGTAGAGCTGGACCGCAGCCGAGGGACAGCAGAGAGTCTCGATCACGCGCTGGTCTGAGCCCTCCAGGCGGCCCTTGTCGGACTGAAGGGCGTAGGTGGCGCCCTGCGTCTGGGCCCCGGTGAGCGTCCCGATGCTCTCGAGGTGAGTGGTGAAGCTGTATTTGTCCGAGATGGTTTTATCGTTGTCGTCCGGCTCCGAAGGATCGGTGTAAATCGAGTCGGCATACTCCAGCACCAAATTCCAGTTCGTGTACTCCGTGTCGTCCACCCCCAGGGGGCCCGGAACGCTCAAGGCCAAACCGTGCTGCCAGAACACATCGACCTCTTCCGTCAGGGTCGTGAAGAAGTACCCGTCCACGCCAGAGTCGTTCGCTGAAGACAGAATGTTTGTCCCGGCCGCAAGCGTTGACCCCTCGATGTGCCGGCCCCATTTTTCCCGGGCGTTGTAGGTGTGGGCGGTTTCCCATGTGGTCACCTCTTCGGTGTCCCAGTCGTCCTCATTGCACGAGAGGATGTAAAGCTGCCCCCACTTGTCGTGAGTGTCATAATGTTGCAGGGTATGGCCGGTCAGGCTGTTCCAAGTCGTGTTCTGGCGGTTGATGCGCTTCTGTTCCGTCTCCGCCTCCCACGGCCCGCCCGTGGAGCACGCTCCCCATGCAATCGGAAATTGGCGATTCCAGGCCATCGCATCATGGATGGAGCTGTCGGTCGAATAAGACCGCCACGGGTGGTTGTAGTCCGTGGTATTGTCCCGAAACGAATCGTCCGAACCAGGGCCGCTCCCCAGTGTGAAGACGGAGGCGGTGTCGGCCTCCTCTGTTTTGGCGCCCAGCCAGGTCTCAATGTCGGCCCAGGCGCAAGGGAAGGTGACGCTCGTAATCTCCTCCAGGCGGTCCTGCTCGATATTCCAAACGATGTACCGCCGTTCGCTCTCAGCCGCGCCTCCGCAGCGAAGCACGAGGTAGGTCGTGCAGGTCTTGGGGTTCGTCTTAAAGCCGATGATCACGGGGCTATCCCAGTCCTGATCGGTGAACTCGACCACCACCTCGTCGCCGACGTCGAACGCATCCTGGTCGCAGCTCATGTAATCGAACGGCACGCCCGAGAGGGTGGTGGTCTGGTTCACGTCCAGGTCCTGCTGCGAGCTGGTGGCCGCGTCCAGGGTGACGCTCGCAAGCCCCCCGTCGAGCGCCGTGATCGTCCCGGTTCGAAAGGTGGGCATGTACTTTTGCCAGACGGGCAGGAGGGCCCAATTCCAGAAAACCCCGGCTGGCGTCCCAGCCTCGGGGCCTTCGAGTTGACCGTCCCGGGCGGAATCATAGGCGGCATTCCCCTCGTAGCCGGGTTGAATAAGAACAGTCTCAGGCTCGCCCGGCACCTCGATGGTCCCCACCTCTCCGGTGAGGTCCTCGGTGAGATCCGCGCACCAGATCGTCCGCTCGTCCGCCGTGTACTCGGCCTGCCAGGCCTGCACCCGCTCAAGACGCCGCTCAAGGGCGCTTTTCTCCAGCTCGGCCCGGTCCTTGGCCGCACCATCGGAGAGCGTGGCGATGTAGGCGGTATAACCGGCGATCCTGGAGGTGAGGCGTGTGGCCTCGGCCGTGAGCCGATCCTCGCTCCACTCCAGGCGCACGATGTACTGCCCGTCGTCGCCGCCCGATATGATGGTGCCCTTCCCCATCAGCCCTCCACCACGTCCATTTGCTGGCGGTTTGCCGCCACGATGCAGGTAATCCGCCCCACGGTGAAGCTGTCCGAAAAATCGTCCGTCTCATATTTCGCCGTGTCCCCTGGCTGAAGGTAGACGTCCGGGACGGCGCAGCGGATGTGGAGCTTTCCCTCGTTCAAGGACCGATAGGTCACATCCTGGAGGTAGGTGGTCTTTGTCGCCGGCGTGTTCGTGCGGGAGCCCTTGAGCGTGATGGACTCGCTCCGCGGTCCCTGGTCCGTCCGAGCGTCGTCCAGATCCACAGTCACCAAGGTCTCCCGCACGCTCTCTGTGCCGTCCACCACCCAGGCCATTTCCAGCTTGAGGTCTCCGTTGATCCGGGCGTTGATGTCGGAGAGGTAGTCGTCCACATTGGGCACGATGCACTCCAGGTAGCTCGGGTCTCCGGTTCGCAAGCGCATTTGGAAGCTCTCGATGGGGATCTCCAGGTCGGTCTCCCCGTCCGCATCGCCGGTGAGCGTCAAATAATAACGAGGTATGGCCAGGTGCCGGTTGTCGGCCAGCCACGAGGTCCAGTTGAGGGCTTCCACGGTGAAATCCATGGAGCCGGAAAGAGCGACGTCCTTCGGGGTCTCCCGGACCCGATCCGCGCTGAAGACCACCGAGGCCGTCTCGCTCACGCTCGCGGGGATCTCCAGTGTGGCGTCCGCGCTGAAGCTCACCGAGGCCGCTGCGGAGGCGGCCCGGTCCTGGTGGTCGAACTGCGCCCCGACCTCCACGTCCAGGGCCACCGTGCCCTCGGGCTCGTACTTCTCGATCAGGCTGACGATGCCGTTTCCGTCGTTGAACGGCCCCGTGAACATGGTGGGGTGCGTGTCGGCGGCGCTGTCGCCCGTGGTGTCGAACCCGTACTGGTAGCCGCTCCAGCCAGAGCTGTCATACGGAATGTTGTCGTAGGTGTAGCTGCCGAAATAGAAGCTGACGACCAGGTCCTTGGAGCTGTCCAGGGCGAAGTCGATCACGTCGCTGGTAAGGTCTGAGGCGTTGATGTTCTTGGAGGCACTCCCGCCGTCGAACGTCACCTGGACCTGATTCCCGTCGAAGTCCTCGTCGTTCGAGGCGCCCTGGTGTCCGATGTAGCACTTGGTGATCTGGTACGTGACGCCCCGATGGGCGAACGTCAGGCGCACGTGGTTGGCATCGGCGCTGATTTCGGACGCAGGGATGGTGATGCGCCAGGTCTTGCCGCCCTCGTCCGTGTTATTGGAGGAGAACGTGTTCTCCCCGACTATGGTGGTGTAGCCCATCGCTTACGCGCTGCTCGCCGAAATCGTGATCGTGATTTTGAGGACGTCATTGCTGGCCACGCTTTTGGAGCTGCTGAACTTGGCCGCGCCGAAAAGCACCGCGTCCGTGGCCGCCGTATCGCCCTTGGAGTTATCGGAGACCAAAGCCGCGCCATAGATGGTCTCGCTCGTGGACATGGTGAAAGACGCCTTGTTGGCGCTGTTCGTCATGCTCTCGCCCGAGGCGGCGGCCTCGTTGTACTCCTGGCGGCTCGCCTCGGAATAGTTGCTGCTCTCGGTGTAGGTGGGCGAAGCGTAGGTATCGCCGGAGGCCGGCGTCACGTCGTCATTGAACAACGCCACGTACCAGGTGGAGGTCTGGGTGCTCCCGTGGAACATCACGTCCAGGAGGTTGTTCAGGCCCTCGTTCGTCACCACGTTGTGGTCCCGAGTCACGTCCGCGATCCAGCCCTCGCTCCGAAAGCTGCATTTTCGCCAGTGCTCCACTTCGTAAATCGAGCCCACTTTCACTTTTACCTTCATTCTCTGGTCCTCCTATGCTTCCACGTCCGCGCTCTCCACCAGGAACGAGAAGCGGACGGGGTCCACGTCGATTCGAAGGGGGCGGATGGCCCCCAGGAACAGGCCCTCCTCGCAGGAGAGCAGGAGCTGGGTTTCCGTCTGCACCCAGTCCCGAAGGATGTCCCGTTCATCGTCGGAAATCTCGGGCCACTCGATCAGAAACGTCCGGTCCCCGGCGCTGTACCCCAGATGGGTGATCACAGCGTTTCCGTCCAGGGTGGCCGCCCGCGTGATCCGGGGCGAGATGGGACCATAGTTGGTCCCCGGCCCCGGCGAGATCACCAGGGGGGCGTTGGCGTTGCTCGTAACGGTCGTCAGAATGATCATCTACACCCCCAGGAGGAAGCTCGCGCCTTCCTCGGTGGCCCGAACCTGGATTTGCTGTACGATCTCGAACATGAACGCCTCAAGGTGCGGCTGGAGGCCGGCGCCGTCGATCTGGATCATCACGTCGTCGCCTGTTTGGGCCCGCTCGGCCCGAGCCTCGGCGATCTTGGTCTGGGCTTCCAGGAGGCGGGTCTGGAGCCCCTCCTTTTTCTCCGCGCTCTCCACCTGGCGCTCCAGCTCCTTGAGGAGACCAGCCCGGCCGGAGGAGTACGGCCCCATGCCGGAGAGTTCACCCAGCAGGTCCGTGATGGCCTTCCCGCTCTCGCCGATCCCCTCCTGGAGGGTCTCCAGGGCCGTCTGCTCGGTATCGGCCTGGGCCTTGATCTTCTCCTCCTGGACCCCCATAAGGGCCTTGTACCGCTCCGTGTCGCCCTCCATGCGGGCGATCTCCAACTCCTGGAGCCGCTCCTCCCGCTTGGCCAGGGCCTCGATGGCCTTTTGGGCGTCCTCGGTGGCCTTGGCGTCCATCTTGGGCTTGATGGCCACGTCCTTCTCGGAGGGGATTCCCTGTTCCAGCTCTTTGGTGACCTTCTTCGCCCCGTCCGCCGCGCTCTCGGCCGTCCCGTCCATCATGGCCTGGACGTGGCGCATGATGTCGTCTGCGCTCTCGCCCACGGCCGAGGAAGTGATGGAGGCGGTCTCCTCGGCAGAATCACCCACGCTCCTCACCGACTGGGCCGCCGCCCGGGTCTCCCCTGACAGCCCGCTCCAGGCCTGCGCGAGACGACTCACCGCCTCCTCGGAGTTCTTCCCGACCTGGGCCTGGAGCTCCTCGTTCATGACCTTGAGCTCGTCCCGGAAGCTGGCGATGCCTTCGCTCACCCCGCCCAGGCCCGGGATGATGCCGGAGAGTTTTTCTGGGATGTAGGTAATGGCGCTCAGGAAATTCACCACCAGTTGCGCCATGCGGGAGAAGATAATCTCCAGCTCGTTCCAGACGAACCCCACGGCGCCGGCCACGGCATTGAAGACGTTCGTGATCTCGGCCCCGGACTTCTCGATGGCCGCGAGAGCCAAACCGATCTTGACGCCCGCCTTGGCGATCAACTCAGCAGCCCCGAGGAACTCCCCGGCCGCAATCTTGCTCGAGTTGTCCAGTTCGTTGAACCGCGACACGCCTTCCCGGATGGAGTCCCAAACCGGATCCAGGTACCGGACCATGCCCTCGGTCACCCGGACCAGGCTCTCCAGCGTGTCCACCACGCCCTGCATGGCGTCGCTCAAGCCCTCTGCCGTGCTGAGGTCCACCTCGTCAAAGAGGAGCCCGAATTGCCCGGCCAGGTCCCGGATGGCGTCCACCAGGCCGCTCCAGTCCACGGCCTCGAAGGCCTCCGGGAGGTTCTGGGCGATGGTCTCCAGGGCCGAGGCCAGGTCCTCCCCGAAGGCGTCCACCGCGTCGAAGATCTCATCCAGGGATCCCGCATCGACCTCGCTGCTGATGGCCCGGAAGATGTCCCGGGTGGCATTGGTCACATCGGTGGCCGCCGGGGCGAGGTTCTCGCCGAGGTTCAGAAAGACCGACTCCATGGCCGAGCGAAGGCTCCGCATGGCCCCGCCCATACCGCTTTCCATCTGGGCGGCGATCTCCCCGGTCACGCCCCCCAGCTCGCGGATCCGGGTCTCCAGACCCCTGACCGCATCGCTCCCCTGTTCCAACAACGCGGCCATCTGGGGCCCGCCCCTCTTGCCGAAGATCTCCACCAGGGTGGCCGCCCGGTCCGCGGGGTCCTGGATCCGAGAGAGTCCCGAGGACACCTGGACCATGATCTCGGTGAAGGGGCGGAGGTTGCCGGTGGAGTCCTTCACCTCCACACCCAAGCTCTTGAGGGCGTTCGCGCTGGAGGCCAGGTCGATCCCCATCTCCTCGGTGTTCACCCCCAGCTCCTTGAAGAGCTTCCCCATGTTCCCGGCCGGCGCCACCAGGGCGAGCAGGATGTTCCGAAGGGCCGTGCCGCCCTTCTCCGCCTGATACCCCGCATTTCCCAAGGTGCCCAGGATGGCCGCGGTCTCCTCCAGGTCCAGGCCCAGGCCCTTCGCCACGGGGCCCACGAACTTGAACGCCTGCCCCAGTTGCTCCAGGCTCGTGTTGGAGTTCGTGAAGGTTCCGGTCAGGATGTCACTCGCCTGAGAGAGGTCTTTCACCTCCACCCCGTACCCGGCCATGATGTTCGTCACGATGTCGGCCGTGGTGCCGAGCTCCATCCCGGCGGCCTGGGCGAGGTTCAGAACCTCCGGCAGAGCCCCGATGGCCTCCTCCACCTGGAAGCCCGCCAGGGCCAGGAACTCCAGCCCCTGGGCCGCCTCGGTGGCCGTGTATCGGGTGGTTTCCCCGAGGCCTCGGGTGAGATCCGTCAGGCGCTCGTATTCCTCCGCGTTCGCCCCGATCACGCCCTTGACCTTGAGCATGGTGTCTTCGAAATCGGCAAACTTCTTGATGGAGTAGGCCGCTCCCCCCACCGCCAGCGCCGCCAGCGCCGCGTCCACCTTGAGGACCGCATCCCCGATCTTGGCGAACGGCTGGGCCACGCCCGCGATGGCGGTCTCCAAACTCCCGAGGGACGAGCGGACCCCCTTGATGGTCTTCGTCACCCGGTCATCGCCCTGAAAGATGATGCTGACGACCTTATCGGCTGCGCTGGGCATGTTGGAGCTCCTGGTAAAAACGCCCCCAGAGGGCTTCCTCAAGGGGCGTCAGAAAACCGAACGGAAGCAGGTCCGGGATCACTTCATAGAGGAAACGCTGTCCCCCTCCCCCTCCGACGCCTCTGGAGCAGAGTGCGAGGGCGCTTCGCACTCGGGGGTTTGCCCAGAGGCGCTCGATTCCCCCTCGATCTGGGGGCCTTGGCCGGTCAACTCCAGGATCTTGTTCGTGAGGGTGTAGAACTCAACGGGCCAATGCTTGGCGAAGCGGACCACCTGGCCCTGTTTGAGGGTGGGCTCGACGCTCCCGAGCCGCAAAAGGGCATGGCGCCGGACCAAGTCGTCCGGGACCTTCTCGGAGATCCCCAGGGCCGCCATGGCCGCCTCGGCCTGGGCCTTGGCCCCGCCGCTGAGCCGCTTCATGAGCTCCACCAGGGCCCGGTTCGTGTCCACCGCCGCATTCGCCTCGGCGAGCTCCTTCCCCTCCAGGCCGCGAACGACCCAGACCGGCTCACCGTCGAAGAACTCCGCGAGCTCGGGGAGCCGGACCTCGGCCGTGCGGGGCCTGGGCTTTGCGGCCTCGAACGCCTGAATGTTAAACGTCATGCCGCCTCCAGGTATCCGAGGTGCCGGAGCATCTCGTCCATGCGGGGTGCGAGCCAAGGGTCCAGTCTGCGGTATTTCTCCAGGTCTTTCTCCACACGGTGTGCGCCGATAGCCTCCGGGGGATACCTGTCCGTGTGGTCGTCCCCAGGGAAGAATGCCGGGTACTCGCTCCAGAGGTGCTTGATCTTGAGGCCGAACCAGTTCGCCACGCCCACCTGGGTGCCGTCCGGGTCTGTTACGAGGTCCTCGTATTGCATGGTCCCGAGCTCCAGGAGTCCGGCCGCCTGCGCGATCTGGACTTGGCGCATGGACTCATACCAGCGCCTGCAGGAAGCGTAATCGCTCTCCACCACATCCCGGCCGTCCCGGAGGATGCAGAGCACGCGGATGTCCGGGCGTCCCTGGAGGAGTTCGAGTTGACGCCGCCCCTCCTCCACGGAAAGCTCATTGGAAAAGATGGTCCGAATGGTGCGCTTCCCCACCAAGACCCGCCCGGACTCGCTCCGCTGGTCCGCAAAGTCGTCCAGGCTGACCTCGTGGGGGATCACCTCGGTCCCCTCAAAGGCGTGGAAGAGGCGCCGGAGCAGGGTTGTCCCGCTCCGGGCGCATCCCACGATGTAGATCCGGTCCGTCACGGGGCCTCCTAGCTGGAGAAGTTGACGCTCTTGGCCTCCTCCGCCTTGACCGGAGTGATGGTGCAGGCCGCCGAGTTCTGCTGGTCTGCCGGAAAACTCCTGGAGGTCCCGAGGGTGCCCTGGGTGAGGATGTACGCGCTCTCATCCTCATCCGGGTAGAACCGGACCGTGATGATTTCGTTCTGCTCACTCAGGAGCGCGTCGGTCACGCCGTCGTTCAGGTATGCGGTAAAGCTGCATTGCCCGATGGACTTCGAGGATGCCGCCAGGGTCTTGCGGTACACCTGGGTGCTGGTGACCGAATGGCTCTCCTCAGCCGGGACAAAATCCACCGCAGACCCCAACTCGATGAACGAGGGCGTGTAATACTGGAGATACACCTTTTTGCAGACCGTTCCCGTGTGGATCTTGGGAAGCGCCGATTGGAACTTGACGTGAGAGTTTTCCTCGGCCGAACTGTCGGCCTGCTCCCCGTCACCCAGGTGATGGATCTCGTAGCTCGGGTAGTCCGCCCGCTCGGTGTGCGTCCCCACGGTCTGGTAAATCTCCGAAGAGGCCACGGCGGCGGAGGTGGAAGACGTGATCCGAACCTGGCCCAGCTCCACCGATTCCACGGAGATCAGCGGGGGGCCACCGGCGGCGTCACGGGTGCTGGAAAACGTGGTGTCGGCGGAAACCGTGCCCTTGACGGAGACGATGGACCCATCCGAGGCCATGGTGATGGAGTAGACCGTCGCCCTGGAGGCCGTCGTGGGCCGGGTGAACGTGCAGGTAGTGGCGGTCACGGTCTGGAGGGCGCCTTTCGAGTAGGCCGTGAATGCGGCCACCGTCACCTTGTCGTCGTCGGCGTGGGTGGAGAGCACATTCCGGCCGGAGACGATCCCATTGGGCCGGATGCTCGGCTTATACCCGCTCTTGCCGCTCCAGATGGTCCCGCCGGTGAAGATGGTTTGGTCCCCGCTGTCCGTCAGCGCGGTGTAGCTGGTGAGGGTTCCGGCGCCGGACTCGATTTCGATCTTTGCATTTTCCGAGGTGGCCATGGTGTGTTCCTCCGTTGGTTGCTATGGATTGATCCAGCGGGTGCCGGCCTCCTGGAGGTCCGTTTCCGCTCGCTCGCGCTCGGCCGCAGCGGCCTCCTCGGGCAGCTCGGCCAGCACGCGCTTGTATTGATCCAGGGCCCCCGAAGCCTCGGAGGCCAGGGTGGCCGCCGCCTTCCGCAGCACGTAAGCCTTGCTCTGGGGACAGTAGTGGTAGACGAACCGGGTGGCCAGGGTGGCGAGGCTCGACTCGAACGCATCGTAGAGCGCCACGTACTGGCGGGCCCCGTCAATGATGAGGTCCGGGCGGCGCATCCACTCGCCATAGAGGACCCGGTCATACGCGATGTCGAGGTCCTCCGGGATGTCCTCCCCGGCCATGTCGAGCCACTTTCCGGCCTCCTCGTGCTCGCCCAACTGGAGGCAGCAATGGAAGAGCACGTTGTAGATGCTGGGATTGAACCGGGGATGCTTCCGCGCGTTCGCCACGTACTTCCGGCCGTGAACCAGGGCCCCCTCGTGGTCGTCGCGCTTGGCTGCGATGTGGGAGAGGTAGAAGTAGGCCCGATGGGCCTCCCCGGGGCCGTCCTGGAGCTCGCGCCGGATGATCTCCTCGGTCCGCTGGAGCTTCCGCTCCATGGCCTCGGGGGTGAGGTCATATCCCCAATGGCGAACCTTCACGCCCTCCAGGAGCGCTAGGGCCCCCTTGTGCTTGAGCACGTTGTGGTAGGCGCCCTCCCACACGGGGTTCCGGTCCCGCCGGCAGAATCGCACCTGGCTGAAGACGAGGGCGATGCTGTCGCCCTGCATGTCCTCGACCAGGACCGCCGCCGCGCCGATGTTCTCCGGCACCCTCGAAAGGATGTTTTTGACCTGCTCCGCCCCCACAAGGGTGTCGTCGGCATCGAGGACCAGGATCCAGTCGCCCGTGGCGTAGGCGTTGGCGCAGTTGCGGGCCAGCGCGAAGTCCCAAGGTTCGATCACATGCTCGTGGACCTCTGCGCCGAACTCGCGGGCGATCTCCATGGTGCGGTCCGTGGAGCCGGTGTCCATCACCACGAGCTGGTCGTGGCCGAGGCCCTCCAAGCTCGAAAGGCACCGCGGGAGGCTCTCCTCCTCGTCCTTCACGATCATCACGACCGAGAGGGTGGGGGAGGAGGCCGGGCGAGAGGCGGATCCGGCCCCCTCCTTCGGGGGAGAGGCAGCCGCGGGGAAGATGTCTTTTTCGTCGCTCATGTCGCTCCTACTGCACGTAGGGGTTGCCGGGGACGGTCTTGTACGCGACCTCCAGCGTCACAGAGGTCCCCACGTGGGTCTCCTCGCCCGAAGGATACGTCTCGGTCCCGCCCCGGATGTACCGGATGTCCTGGGCCAGCCCCCCGGTGGCACCCGTCTCAGGCGTCTCCTTCGAAGCCGTGGAGGTCGTGGTGGCCACGTTGTTCTGCTCGCTGATGTTCAGGTTCTCGGCGTTCTGGAACGTTCCGGAGACGCGCCGGAGCGTGAAGGTTCCGGCCGCATTCCCGCCGGACCAGGACCCGGAATCGAGGTCGATGGCGTCCACCACGCCCGTCGCCCCGGAGGTCGCCCCTGTGATCGTCTCGCCCAGCTCCACCTCCTCGGTGCCGCCGGAGTTGAAGTCGATGTCCCACTTCCTGGCCGTGGCGCACTCGATGAGGTCCCCCAGGAGCAGCTCCGCCACCTCCGAGGGGTTGTCGTCCCCGAAGGCGTCGAGCGCCTGGAGGTTCACCTCCATGGTGTGGGTCTGTTCCTTGTAGCTCGCTCGCTCCACCGCCTCCGTTCCGGGGAAGATCACCACGCAGGGCATGTCGTCCGGGCTCACGTTCACCTGCGCCCGGAACACCGTTTTCCCGGCGTCCGTGTTGTAGCCGCGGACCCGACGGATGTCGTCCATCCGGGTCTCCAACGCGCTGATGATCTGCTCTCGGATGGTGTCCGTCATAGCTTACTCAGCATATAGTCGAGTTCATGGCTGAAGTTCTTGTCCAGTCGGGCCTTGGCCTTCCGCTCGATGGCCTCGAAGGTCGGGACGTGCTTCATGAGATCCGGGATGGCGGGGCCCCAGAGCTTTTCGATGGGAAGGCGGTACTTGAGAGGCATCGCCGCATAGGGGAAGCCCTTTCGAAACGGCCTCGTTCCCACAAACTGCTTTTTGCCCCGCCAGAACACTTGGCGCCCACCCTTGGGCGAAGCGATAAAGGCATGGCGCACCAGGCTCCGGCTTTTCCTTCGAAGCACCTGGACCGTGACGCCCTTGGCGGTCTGACGCGCCCCAAAATGGATCAGCCCTGTCCCATACTTCTGCTTGCTCGTCACCCTCGCCGTCATCCTGGAGACCGTAGCCTTGTCGATCCGCATGGTCTTTCGGATGGCCGTTGCGGTGACGTTCACGCCTTCGCGGATCTCGTTCACCGTGTCGGTCCGCACGCCCGCCAGGGTCTTGTTCACCGAGCGGACGATCACGCGGGAAGCCCCGTTCTTGACGCCCAGCAGCATGGCCTCGGCCTTGAGCCAGGAGGTCCGGTCAATCTCGATGTTGAACCCGGCACGCGAAATGCCCCCTGGTGCTCCGAGCGGCATCAGTCATCCTCCTCGCGGACGTCACAGATGACGGTGTGGTCGTTGAACTCGGACACGCCCAGGACGATGTACGTTGTCCCATCGACCTCGAACTCATCGCCCCGGTGGGGGATTCCCACAGCGGAGCGGAGCGCCTCGATCCTCACGCCCTGCTCCCACACCTGGCCCTCCAGGCCCGCGGGCTGGAGGAGTTGTCCGGTGTAAACGAACGCCAGGCAGGAAACCGGGTCCGCGCCGTCGCCCCGCATGGAGGTGAAGGTCGCGGACTCAGCCTCCCCGTCAGAGGTGAAGATGTCGGCCAGGTCGTTGGCAATGTCCGTGGCGAAGGTCACTCGGCCTCCGGCTCCTCAACCACAGGCTCCGGCCTGTCGGCCAGGAACCCCTTGGCCACCAGGTCGCCCTGGTCCAAAATCATCAATTCATGGTGCTCGCAGGCGCAGCACTCCGGCTCGCAGGCCGTGAACTCATTGGGGCAATCCGCGTCCCCGGGCTTTCGGCAAACGACCCGGACCTTGGCCTGGCCCTCGAACGTCTTGATGTCCATGGTTGCTCCTTTACGGGATCAACAGCTTGGCCGTGGCCTGAAAAAACCGCGTGATCCCCGAAACGATCTGGACCCGCATGTACCGGCACGGCGGCATGGTGAAGTCCACGAGATAGCGGGAGTTCCCGGAAACGGCCACGCCGTCGATCACGGTGGACGTCCCGGAAAGGGTCCAGGAAGCGTTGTCATTGCTGTACTGGATCCGCACCGTGAAGGTGGCCCCGCTGTTCGCCGCGTTGTTCCCGTCGCCAGCCGCCCAGGTGACCTCGTCCAGCATGATGGAGTAGGTGCGGCCGGGATCCATCATGTCGATGAGCGGGATCGTGGTCTCCGTGCCGTCCTCCGAGAGCCCCAGGTCCTGCGGGTTTTTGCTGATGGGGCTCAGCGTCCCGGAAACCGAGGCCACGTAAAAATCGGAGGCCCCGCTCGGGGCCGACGTGGTCCCCGTTGTGAGGTCGATCAGGACCCCGGCGTGAACCACCGGGGCCGACAGCACCAGGGCCAGGAGTCCAGCCAAGATGAGCGCGTGCTTACGCATGGCAGTCCCTCCTTCCCGGACGCTAGTCGGCCTCGTACTCGCTGATCACGTAGCCGCTCACGTCGGAGTTGTAGTTTCTCTGGATGCCGACGTTGTCGCCGCGATCCTCGCCGCCGGCAAACGTCACGCCGCTGGTCGTGTGCAACGGCTCCTCACCGTCAAACATCACGATGAAGGGCGTGGTGCCGCCCGCGTTGCGGATCCAGAACACCTCGTCGTCCCGATCCGCATCATTGGGCTCCGCCACCCTGACAGTCACACCCGTGTCGCTGTTCTCGTAGGGGCAATGGTCTGTCTCGCCCCTGATGGTCGCGTGGCCGGGATCCACCTCGTAGATCACGCCGTCCTGCGTCTCCGAGATGGTGAAGCCTATACCGGCCACCGGCGTGAGGGTCACCACGCGGGGCTGCACATGGCCGTTCATCCGCAACACGCCCTTCACTAGGGCGTTCGTAAAGAACCCGTCCCAGGAGAGGCCGGAAAAGGCCGGAACGGCGAAAAGCAGGCCAAGGGCCGCGATGAGCACGGACACCCCGATCTTGTTTCGCGTGAAACGCTTCATTGTGTCTGTCCTCCCTGGAGGCCAGGCGCCCGAAGGCGCCCGCTCCTTAGCTGATGACCGCGTCGATCAGGTACGCCACGTCCGAGCAGACGTTCACGAGGTCATAGGACTGCTCCACCTCGATGTACTCGCCACCTCCGCCCAGGGACTCGTCCCGGTAGGTCCGAACCTTGTACCCGACGTCGGTTTCCATCTGCCGCCACCTGAAAGACTTCCAGGCGCTCACGTTCTCCAGGCTCACCTGGGGGTCGATGTAGGCCAGCACGCAGTCCTTTCCCCACACGTAGGAATAGGACGCGGTCTTGGCTTTGTTGCTGGAGTTGTACTTGGCCTTGCCGATCAGAAGGCGCTCGACCTCGAAAATGTCGGCCACCAGCTCGGGCCGCACGATGGCGGGATCGCCGACGGTCGCCCCGCCCTTGATCTTGTCGATGATCTGCGGATGGTGCTTGAGCTTCCGCCACGGCTCCTCGCCGATGATCATCGTGTTGGGCTCCACAAAGCAGGCGGCCTTGGCGGTCTCCACGTTACTGATCGGGTCCGATGTGGCGTACTGATCCCACTGGTCATCCCCGGAAAGCGTGGTCTTGTAGGCGGTCGCATAATTCCCCGCCGTGGTGACGAGGCTCGACACATACCGCTCATAGGCCAGAAGCAGAAGGTCGGTCAGAAAAGCCGTGGTCCGCTGTCGGGGGTTGATCGGGTTGTCGGAGTTCGCCACAATGGCGTCCGAGAGGAAATCCCGGAGGGCGTGGTCCACGCACCCGTAAGTGCTGGTGCTGGTGCTCCACGTCACCTCGTTCGCCGTGTCCTTGGGGCCGCGAATGGTTTCCGGGACGGTGAAGGAATCCTTCTTCGTAAAGGTGAAGTATTCATCCGACTTGAAGTTGACCGGCACGAACGGTGCCACCATCTCGCCGATGAAGGCCTTGTTGCGGTACTGGACCGCGAAGTTGCTCAGGGGCCGATCAACGTGGACATCACTGTGAAGAGGCATGGTTCTTCTCCTTTCGCGTCAGGCCTGGTTACACGGCCAGGTAGCTCGGGCCGACCAGCATGACCTCGATCAGGTCTCCGTCCGCCGTGGAGGGCTGGAGGGCGATGGCGAAATACTGCTCCTTGTCGCTGTCCGCCTTGTGGCCGTGGTAGTTGGAGTTCGAGGCCAGGGGGTCGCCCTCGGCGATGTTGACCGAGTTGCCGTCCACGTAGAGGAGGCTGGTCCCCTCGGTAGCCACCTCGGCCTCTTCACCGGCGGCATCAGGCGCGTTCTGGAGAACGCCGATGCACACTCCGGCGGCGGAGGTGTCCACGTAGTCGATCTGGCTGTCCGTGTCGATTTTCATGGCGTGGTACTGATAGTCACTCAGGTCCCGCGCCGCTTCCCTCGTGATGGTCCCGGTCGGCTTGGCCTGAACGCCTCCGGATGCAATGCTGGCCATGGTTTTTTCCTCCGTGGTTCGTCGGGATCATTGCCCCGAAGTGGGGTGGTTAATGCTTGGAAGCGGCCGGCATGTACGCCTTGAAAAGCTCCGGCTCCGCCTTGCAGACCCTGTTGAACGCGGCCTCGTAAGAGAGGCCCTTCTCCTCCATCATCTCCTTCGCCAGGGCGTCGAGCTGGTTTCCGGCGTCTCCGCGGTCCTTGGCGGTGCGCTTGCCGTTCTGCGTCCCGCCGTCCGGCTCGGTGGTGTCGGGGTCCGCGCCCAGGTCTCCGGTATCGGAGTTCCGGAGGTTCTGGAGTTCCCCCTCGGTCCGGGCCTTCTGGTCGGCGATGAGCTGCTTCCGGGCCTCGTCGGTGCTGGCGCCCTCGAAAATCAGCTTATCCGCAAGCTCCTCCTGGCCGTCGAAGGCGCTCTCCCGGATCTCCTTGACGCGGGACCGCTCGGCCTCAAGGGCCGCATCCACGGCCGCCTGGACGTCCACTTCCTTCCGGGCGTCGTCCTGGATCTGGGCCAGAAGCTCGGGAGCGTCAGCTTTCAGCGTTTCCATTGTGATGGTCATGGTCTGTTCCTCCTCGTCGCTATGGTTTGACTCGATGATCTGCACGGGCACCTCGGCGCCCTGGTCGGAAAGCACGATGGCGGCGGTGTCGCCGTCCGCGCCGAGGGCCACAAACGAGACTTCGCCCACCAGGGACTCCTGCCAAATCTCCGCAGGGCCTCGGATTTCCTGCCCGTTGACGGTTTCCGTTTCCTTCTCGCTGTCGAGCACCTTGATGGTGAGCGGCCAGATGCCCACAGACGCCTGCCACGGGAACCCTTCACCGGCGAGGGACGCGATCTCCCCGGCGTCCGGCGTGCTTTTGGAGAGCTTCCCACTCACGTAGAAGTTCTGTTTGTCCGCCCAGGCCTTGTTCCCGTAGCCGACGATCCGGTCCCGCATGTGCTCGCGGAGGATCGGCATGGTCTCACGGGTCTTCATGCCCTTGAGGTCGAAGACGAGGCGCCCGAACCAGGTGTCCACGGGTCTGCCGGTGTAGGCGGTGATCAGAAACGACGCGGGGTCGTCGCCCTCCCCGGCCTTGAGTTCCACCGGCGCGGAGAGCGTCAGCGTGTTTCGCTTCCCGGCCCGGGCCTCGTCCCAATAGGCGTTGCACATTGCGTAGGCCTGATCCGACTTCCGGCCCTCCTTGTCGATGAGCTGCTTCGTGCAGCGGCTCAGGAAATCCTGTTTGCTCTCGTTCCTCTTGGGCGTCGGCATCTCTACTCCTCCCGGTCCCCGCCTTCGGTTCCCGGTGCGTCCGCGTCACCGTTCCCGGCTTGGCTCATGCCCTCCCAGGGGAGGTCCAACTCCTCGAACACGTCCTTCTCGCGCTTCGCCTGCTCGGCCTTAGCCTCCCAGTCGTGGCCGCGCTCCGCCGCCACGTCCGCCCGGGTCTTGTGGAGCATCCGCACCTCCAGCTCCGCCGCCTTCGCTTCCTTGAGCGGGTCCACCCACTCCCATCCCGGCGGGATCCAGAGGGCCCGGGTGTACTCCCACCGGAGGCTTTCCCACCTGGGGGCCTCCAGCTCGCCACGGAGGTATGCCTCTTCGAGGAGCACCTCCCATACGGGTTGACAGAGGTGGCGCACCAGAAGCTGCTGGTGAACGCGGAATACGCGGTAGGCTTGAAGGAGGGCCGCACGGGCGGACGAGTACGTGGTCTTGCTGAAATCCTTGATCACCAGCTCGTAGGGAAGGCCCAGGGCAGCACCGATCACGCGGAGGAGCTTCTCCATGAACTCGGCGAAGGATGTACCGCTCTCCGGGGGGCGGCCAAACTCGACGGACTCCCCCGGCTCCAGGTACTCCAGGAGGCCGGGTTCGAGGCCCTCGAGGCGCTGGCCGGAGTCGTTCGTGGTTTCGGCGTACCCCACGGCGGTGTCATAGGGGTTCCCCTCGCGCTTGATGAACGCCGCGAAGCAGGCCGCCACCCTTTCCTTCACGAGCACGGCTTCGAGGTAGTCCGCCTTGTGCTGGAAATACTCGATCACCGGGGCGAACCAGGGGATGCCTCGGGTCTGGCCGGGGCGAAGGACCGGAAAGACGTGGAACACGATGGGGCGGCCGGCGTCGTCCCGGGCGGGCACCCGCTTGTGCTCGTGGGAGGCGTTGGGGCTGTAAAGGGTCTCTCCCGGGTGAGTCTTTCGGATGTGGTACGCGACGGGTCGGCCCATGTCGTCGCGTTCGACGCCAAAGCGTATGTCCTGTCGCCCAGCCCGGGAGGGCTTTTCGAGTCGGTCCGGCTCGATCACGTCCAGGGCCAGCATGTACGGGCGGCCGTCCTTCTCCGGGAGCATCCGGCGGACGGCCAGGAACTCGCCCGACTCGATGATCTGCCGGAGGGCCAGCTCCTGGATCTCCTCGAAGTGGAGCCGGAGGTCCGCGCTCGCCCACGGGCTCCACCGCTCCCAGATGCGCTCGGCCGTCCGCTGGAACGCACGAACGCGCTCCTGCGGGAGCGGCACGTCCCGAACGTCCACCCGGCTCTGGGGGCGAATGCCTGTACCGACCACGTTCGATGTGAAGGTGCTGGTGACGCCGGCCGCAATGGGGTTGTTCCGGTTGAGGTCGCGGGAGCGATCCCGGAGGGTCTGGAGCTCGCCGTCCATGGCGGCATCGGCCGACTCCTGCCCGGTCACCCAGTTGTAGGAGAGGCGGGTCTTGCGGGCGCCACGGAAGTGGGCGGAGAGGAGCTTCCCGGCCTTCCGATGGGCCTTCCGGCGAGCGGCAGCGGCGGGGCTGAAGACGCCCACCAGGTCATCCAGGCGTTCGCCTATGGTCTTCCGCTCGCTCATGAGACAGGCCTCTTGAACCTGACGTAGTTGCGGGAGGTGTTCCCGGCGTCGATGCGCTCGATCTTGCGGAGGAGCATGGACTCCTCGGCCAGGAGGTCCTTCAGCTTGGCGCGGGTCACGCCCATGCCGCCGGCGGTGTTGTATTGGGAAACAGATCGAGCCTTGGCAATGTCCGTGCGGACCTGCTCAAGGCGCGTCACAAGGGTTGCCCTGCTGTCGTATCCCACCAAAACCCCAATAAAAAACCCGGCCAATGCGATGGGTGCGGCCACCGCACTGGCCGGGCGTCAGAAGGAGGCGCGGGTGCTACCCGCTAGGGTTCCGCGTATTATTCTAGGTTAAATTGAGTCCGTCAACCCAGTTGTGTCCATTTTTCCCCGTTTTTGATGAAGAGTGCGTTCAAATTTTGCCGATTTAGTCAACTATGCTGCGTATCGCCCACAGGTAAATCCGAAAATGACCGCCCGGAAGCCGGAACCACCCCTCGAACGGAATCGGGGCATCCTCCTCAGGCTCAAGCGCCATGTATTTCCGCAGGACCGTCTTCGGGTCCACACCGAGCATCCGGGCGGCCTCCCCTACTGATACGGCCTCCGGGGGCGGGTTGCGCTCGCGGGGGCGGCGCCCGCTGGGGATCCAGTTCTTATGTTTCTGAATCCAGGCCATTTAAGATGGCTGCCCTTCGTTTCATCTTTTTTATAATCTGACATGCCCTGCCTCTGGATATTTCATATCTTTTGGCAATCTGTGTGCATGTATCTCCTCCCAAAAACTCTTGATACATGCCTAAATTTCGCTCAAGCTTGTTGTTGTGGCTACCCGATCTTTTAATCCGCCGATCGTACTGCTCACGGCATTTTCGCGCCGTTCGTTCACTTTGGTGAAACGTGTTGCATTTAGGCGTCCCGCAATCCCAAAATCGTTTCGTTTTCCCTCTTATTGCAATCTCTACCTTTTCGGCCATATCGCCCATCCTCCTATCACTTATTCACACTTTCCAGCGTAAATCATCCGGGTCACAACTTCCCGTGCTGATAATCTCTCCATCTTCCCGGAACCATGCGCCACAACATGGACACCGATACCTATTGCCGGCTGGAGTATGATAACCGCCCTTGGCGCAGCAATTATCATCGTTGTACATCACAGCCGCATTCCACCCGGCCACGAATGCCAAACGATATGCCTCACCCTCAATACCCTCGCAATCATGCTGCTTCGCCCACACGCTCCACCAATGATCACGCTGCTTTTTATTTATTTCGGTTAAGACGCTCATAATATGCCTCCACTGCTGGTTTTATTTCTTTTTCCTCATAAATATCCCGATCATGCCCATGGTCTGCATCTACTATCACCACACCATCGGCGGACTGATAAAGCATCAGCGGCTTTAACTGCTCCTCCCACATGCCAATGACCAACTTATCCGCCGGATACTCCGCCAAGGCGATAATCAGGTCTTTGACTGTTTCGATGCCCATGGGGTCTCCTTTCATCGCTTATTCATCCACCCCTTTTTGTTTGGCAACCACCCATTGGGACGACGGGGCAGGACTTCGCGGTCGGGTTGAGGGGGTGCCTCGCCCTTTTTCCGCTTCGCGGGCCTCCTCAACATCCGCACCCCGATGATCTCCGCCGCCACGAGGTTGTAGACTCCGCAGTCCCAAAGGTGATTCGCCCGCCCGCTCGGGCACACCCACAACCCTTTCTCGTCCTGCTGCTCCGCGATCATGTGGAGCGCGTACTCCTCCGTGGTCTCCGCATGGAGGTTCCAGCACCCCGGGTCGCCCTGCGAGACCTCCAGCTTGCCCGCGAGCTGGTTCTTGAAATACGTGACATCCGCCCGGCAAAGCTGCACCCCGCCCGGAATTGGCTTTTTCGTGCCGGGATAGTTCTCGATGGTGCTGAATCGGTACGGCGTCGTGAGGTGGTCCTTGCCCTGGAGGGGGATCAGCCGGCCCCGGTGCATCCGGCCAGCATCGTACACCTCGGCGGTCCGGTGCCCCATGGCGTCCTGAACGGCAATCCGCACCGGATAGACCGTGCCCTCCTGGTCCTCGTACTTCATCGGCGCCGGGTCCTCCCCCTCGAACCGCTCCGGGAACAGCACCCGGAAAAGCGCGTCCCAGGTCTCCACGAACCCCTCCCGGACCTGCCAGGACTCCAGCTCGATGCCGTATCCCCAGGCTCGGATCTCGTACCAGAAACCGTTGTCCTGCGTGTCCACGCCGGCCGTGACCGCCGCCACGACTCCGCCGCCCGGCACCTGCCCCCGCGGCCGCTCGTCCCGAAGCGCGAGAATCCGCTCCACGTTCCGCTCGGCACCGTAGAGCCGCCAGGGCTGCGCCGAGTGCTTGTTCGCAAAGTCCTTCAGCTCGTTCTTGTCGTGAAGCCCCCGCAGGAAGGACGCCGCGATACTCGAAAGCGTCACCATTCGGGAGATCCAAGAGGGCAGGTGAAACCCGATGGTCCGGGGGTGCCGCTGGTCGAGGTATCGAAAAAGGGGTGTGGTCTCGTCGTCCCGGGCCCGCCATTGGCCGTGCCGCACCGCCAGGTTTCGTTTCTCGTCGTCCCACACGCATCCGCAATGGGAGCAAACGTAGCAGGCCAGGTCCTCCACCTCCACGCGCTTGGGGTTCCGCTCCCCGTCCGGCCACCGGATCTGCTCGAAGGCCATCAGCTCCTCCTCGCCGCAGTCCGGGCACCGTACCCAGAAGTCGAACACCACCTCCGCGTCCTGGGTGAGCGCGAGCCAGATCGGGGCGTCCTCCACCGTGGGAGTCGAGGCCAACCAGGTCTTACCGCCCACGTTCCGATACCAGGTCAACCGGGCGTCCAGGAGCTGTATCGGGCCGGTCTCGCGTTTGTTCGCGCTCTCCGGGTACTTATCCACCTCGTCGCCCACGGCGTACTTGATGCTTTTGTTGGCGAGCTTCGAGGCGGATCGCGCCCAGGCCATGTAGACCTGCATGTGCAGGAGGTTGATCCTCCGGGCGGTCTCGTCGTCCGCCATGCCGGTCAAGTAGGACCGGAGTCGGGGACTCTTGCGGATCATCGGGAGGATCCGGTCCTGGGCGTTCTCGGTGGCCGTGTCCTCGTCCGGGTAGCAGTAGAGCACCGGGCCCGGAGCGCGGTCCATGGCGTAGGCGATGCAAGTGTCGATGATGGTGCTCTTTCCGGTCTGGGGGGCCGCACAGAGGACGATCTTCGAGACGCCCGGATAGAACGAGGCGTCCATGATGCCGGCGGCGTAGGGCACCAGCTCATTCCGCCAACGGCTCCCCTCATATGGGCCCCGGGTGATGATCCGGTGCCGCTCCGCCCACTCGGAGACCGGGACGCGCTTCCGGCGGCGGTAGACGGATCGCTCCGCGTCGGTGAAACGGAATGTGTAGCCATCCGCCGCGATGGCGTGCCAGAGTTCGTCGGGCAGCCAGAGGGGTTGAGTTTCGGGGAGGCGGTAGGCTGGGGCGGTCATTTGGTAGGTGCCTCCATTACCTGAAACTCCTTCGTGCTCGCAAATCGGTTCAAAACGTCGTTTTTGAGGTCCGTCCAGAGCGCGATCAGGGCCGCCACCTGGGACGGATCCCCGTTCACCGCCGCGATGATCTCCGAGGCGTGGGCCTGGATCATGTACGTGAGCTCGTTCTCAAGCACCACCGCACGGGCGGCGAGCTCCCGGGCGAAATCCTCGCGGGGGATGTACCGGCCCTCTTCCGCCTCGCGCTTGAACTTCTCCCGCTTCCGGCGCTCCTCCTTGAGCGCGATCTCCACCAGCACCTTCTTCTGGCTCAGGTTCCACTCGACGGGCGTGCTGCCGGTCTCCACCTCGGCAATGTGGTTGGCGGCGTACTGGTCCACGGCCTTCCGGGTGAAGTTACCCTTGGGGGTGGCTTTGAGCTTGTTTTCATTGATGTGGTTGTAGATACTTCGTACTGTGATTTTGAAGCCCTGCGCTTCAAGATACGCATGGACCGCCTCAACAGAGGGAAACCAAATGGCAGCTTGGCCGGTTGGTCGTTTCTTGCGCTTTCGAGGCATGTGGCGATACCTAGTTCAAATGAAAAAATGAAAGCAAACGAAATTTATAAATGCGGCCGAGTTTTGCGCGTCGGTGATC